CAGAACAGCACGAACACCCAGACCACGGTGCCGGCGGGCGACTACTGGATCGACCAGACCGACGGGCCGCTGAACCAGATCAGGTTCCTCGAGCGCCCCGAGATCTACGAAGGCACCGCGATAATCGTGACCTACACGGTCGGATACTCGAACATCCCCGACCCTCTGGTGCACGCGATGATCGCGCTGGTCGGGCACTGGTACAACAATCCCGAGGCGGCGCAGCCCATCGGCCTGCAGACGGTGCCGATGTCGGTCGAGGCCATCCTCGATATGTACTCGATCAGGAGCCAGCTCCGATGATCTCGGGCGGCGTCCTGTCCCACGTGGCGACCCGTCTCGCCGCCAGCGATGCGCAGGACGCGCTAGGTATGCGCACGGACGTATGGACGGAGTCTGGCACCTTCCGGTGCGACCTGCGGAACGACTCGACCACCGAGCAGCAGTACGCCGACGGCGTGGTCGTGGTGCGTTCCTGCGAGGTCCGCGCGCGCTGGCAGGCGGTGCAGAAGGTCGGGCTCACGGAACTTGATCGGCTGTCGCTGCGCGGGCGCACCCTGCGCGTCCAGTCAATCCGCAACCTCGATGAAGCCGACCGTGTCGCGGTCATTCTCTGCGAGGAGATCAACTGATGGCGTCGATCGAGTCCGCCATCCGCGCCATGCTGATCCGCTCGACGCTGCTGTCGAGCACATCGCCCATCGACGTGCCCGACGCGCGCGTGACGCACGGCTACCGCCTGCAGTCGAGCGAGCTTCCTGCAGTGACCTTCGAGGTCGCCACGACCGTGCCGGCGACCATCGGCGTGGTCCGTGAATCGGAACTGACGATCACCTGCATCTGCGACACGACCGTCGACGCGAGCAGCCTGGTGGACTACATCGAGGCCAGCGTGCTCGCCACGGGCACGTACGACACCGTCGACATTCATGCGCTCGTCGTGAAGTCGAAGACCGTCGCGGCACCGACCGCCGGACTCGGCGACGAGCAGGAACCCGCCACCGCCACCCTCACCGTCACCGTTCACTGGGAGCCCTGATATGGCCGTATACAACACATCCGGGTGCTCGCTTGCCGTCGGCGGCACCAACATCATCAACCTCATCGACGCCACCGTCGAGCTGTCCATCGAGACCGTCGACACCACCGAGATCGGCAACCTCGACCGGAAGTTCATCTCGGGCATCCGCACGGGCACCATCTCGGGAAACCTGTACTACGACCAGGGAAACGCGCAGATCGCCGCGCTGGAGGCTGCGGTGAAGTCCGGAGCTACGGTCGCATTCGTCTTCACGCTGCACGCCAGCGCCACCTACTCGGCGAACGCGATCATAACCAGCTTCTCGCCGAGCGCCGCGGTGGCCGATGTGGTCCGCGTTGCCTTCTCCGCGCAGATCACGGGCGAGGTCACGATTGCCTGATATCCGCGCCATCCTGAGCCTGCAGCCCATCGCGGCCGAGTGGAACGGGTGCCGTTTCCAGATCTCGCGGCCGACGCTCGCGGATCTCGTCGAGGCGGTCGACGTGAACGCGAAGAGCCCCGAGAACGCGCGCGCGTGGTGCCTGCACCGGCACTGCCAGGACACGGACGGCAAGCCGCTGTTCGCCGACGTGGCCGACGCCATGGCGGCGCCGGCGGGATTCGCGGCGAAGGTGGTCCCGCAGATCGAGGCGTTGTACAACGAAGGCGTGGACTAGGTCGGGACGCGCGCGCGCTGCTCGCGCGCGTCCTGAAGAACAGGCGAGCAGCCCCGTGGGAGCGTTCGGTACTGGAGCTGATAATCGAGCTCGACGTGCCGGACTACAAGGCGATCAGAAGGAGGCTTGATGAGCTCGGCAAATCTCAAGGTCTCCGTGGATCCGCGGGACCTGGGCGACATCAAGAAGGCGCTGAACTACTTCACGATCGCCGTCCAGGACCGCATCGCCAAGACGGCGCTGAGGCGTTTCGCCAATGACGAGATCGCCAAGATCCGCAGCATCAACAGCGCGGTGCTCACGCCGTCGCACCTCAAGCAGAAAATCCGCGTGTTCCGCAGCGGCATCATCTGGCTCGGCGTCGGCTACAACGACCCGCCGGGATCGGTGCCGAAGACCGCCGGCGCAGGGCGCGCGCGCCGCCGTGCCTACGACTCAATGGGCGTCGGATGGCGCAGCCATTTCCAGGAGCTCGGTTTTCACAGCTGGGCCAAGGGAATGCCGCATCCCGGCAAGCAGCTCGGGCAGCTCTACCGCGGGCGCGGGTGGAAACGGAAGCTTCGGCATCGCGGTCGCGGCACCTACCACCGCGGCTCGCGCGCGTCCGAACTGGTGCACAAGGTGATGGCGCCGAAGGTGCTGTCGTACCTGTGGGTTGAGATCAAGTTCGCCATCGACAAGGCGAGCAGTGGCAAGCGGGCGCGGCGCATGGCCGTGGGGACCTTCGGATGAAACTACCTACCCTCAACGTCGACGTAGCGGTCAACACGTCCACCCTCAAGAAGGACGTGGAGCGTGCCAACAAGCAGCTCTCCGGCATCGGCGGGAAGGGCCTTGCGTTCGCCGGCGGCCAGTTCGGCAAGGTCGGATCGCTCGCGGGCTTAGGCGGCGGCGCTGGCGCCGCGGCCGTCGGCGTGGGCGGCATCGGCCTTGCCATCGCCGCGCCCATCGCGGCCGCCAGCAAGATCGTCGACGCTTTCCGCACGACCATGCAGGATGCCGACAAGGCGCTCATGGAGTTCGCCAAGACCGGCGCGACCGCGTCGGGCATGACGGCCGCACAGGCGGCGCTCCTCCGCGAGAAGGGCATCGAGTCAGGCGTGGGGACGCGCCAGGGCATGGGCATCTGGGAGAGTCTCAAGGCCGGGTTCTTCTCGACTGGTGGCGGGCAGGCGGTCGCCCAGTGGGGTGAGAACACGATGAAGGGCGCGAGCTGGCTCGCCAGCGCCATCGGCGGCGGTGTGGGCGCCATCGGTGGCGGCACCAGTGTCAGCGACATCATGCGGCAAGCCGACCTCAGCATCGCCGGCAGCGAGCAGGAGGCGCGGCAGTTGTTCACCCGCGACGAACTGAAGGAACTGGACAGCACCATGCGGAACTTCGCACGGCAGCAGCGGGAGGCAACCACATGATTGAATCCGACGACTACCGCGCATACCTCAAGGGCGTCACGGCCAACCAAGGCGACATCTGGGACGTGCACACGATCACCGAGCGCTGGCAGGTCGAGAAGATCAAGATCGGCGCGCTTGAGGTCGGGCCGCTCGAACCGAACAAGATCATCTACGACGCTACGGCGGGCGGCCCCGTCATCAAGAACATCGGCGAGCAGTACGGCGCGGGCACCGATTGGATGTCGGGCGCACTGGTGCGGCGCCTGAGCTGGGGCCTGCCCGAGGGCAACAAGATCACGGTGGACGTGGAGTACTCCACGCGCTACTTCGAGAGCAAGTTCGCCATGGGAATGGGCCCGACGGAAGAGTCGATCGAGAACGCCGCGGCGCTGGAGCAGGGCCTCTTCCTGCCGTGCATGGTCATCCCGACCTTCCGCACGCGGTCCATGAAGATGTACCGCGACAACCCCGGCATGACGGGGCCGAACGCCACCAACAACCTAAGCACGACCGACATCGGCGGCATCCAGAAGGTGCGCGACATCGACGTGCGGCAGACGGCGCTACGGCTGCGGTTCGTGGTCGACGTGAACAGCGGCGGCATCGACTACCTCACGGGCGTCCTGCAGGCGTACGTAGGCAAGAAGAACTCGGACGCCTTCCTCGGCTACGGCGCGCAGAACCTCATCTGCGACGGCGCCGCGATCAACCACCTTGAGCACGAGTTCTACGAAGTGGTGATCGACTACCTGTACGACGAATACTTCCACCATTCGCAGATCCTGCAGATGGACAACGATGGCAAGCCCCGGATGAACGGCGACGACTACGCCGACGTGCGGTGGGCGCGCGAGGAGCGCACGGCGGTCGCGTTCAACGACATCTGGCCGACGGGCGATCTCGGCGAAAGCATGAAGTATCAGGCGTTCGTGGGGGTCTGGTACTGATGTACCGCAACCAGTACACCTTCCGCCGCGAGAAGGACCTCGACCGCGCC